ATGTCCACCAAGGACTTGCTTCTCGTTCATTCAAAAGGTCATTCACACTTGCAGACGATATAATCGTTAAGGGTGCAGATATGAAGAATGGTATTTTGATTGTAAGTTTAGAGAGAATTGTGCCTGAGGAAGACAAACCTCAAGAAATCAAAATTTCTTAAAAACCCCTTGTAGATACACCTGTTATGAGTTATAATGGGTGTATCTTTATATAAAGGAGATTATTATGATAAATGTAGGAGATACACTTCCGAGTGTTAACTTACCAGTGAGAGTTGAAGGGGAGTTTAAAACATTAAACACAACCGAACAATTCGCAGGGAAAAGAGTAGTGATATTTGCACTGCCTGGAGCATTCACACCAACATGTTCAACTTACCAATTACCTGGCTTTGATGAGAAATTTTCAGAGTTCAATGAGAAAGGTGTTGAACAGATTTACTGTTTATCAGTAAATGATACATTCGTAATGAATGCATGGTTTGAATCCCAAAATGTTCAGAATGTTTATCCGTTGCCTGATGGTAATGGTGAGTTTACTGAATTACTTGGTGCTTCAGTAGCAAAGGCAAATGTAGGATTTGGAATAAGGTCTTGGAGATATGCAATCGTTGTAAACGATAATGTTGTCGAAAAGGTCTTTACAGAAGAAGGACAATCTGATAATATAGATTCAGACCCTTATGAAGTATCAACGCCAGAAAATGTCCTTGCAAACATCTAAACTCTATTCAGTTCTTAAAGAACACTCAAATGAAGTAGGATTACCTATAATGGATAATCCTACTTTTGAGTCTATTACTAACGAATATGGCAAAGAACATTTTCGTGAAGTCTTATCAGAATACATTGCAACTGAAAGACCACCATTCCCATTTAAAGATATATCTCATGAGAAGATGAGAAAAACATTTCTATCACTTAGAGATTCAGACCCATACAAAACTATGACTGCAAAGAAAGACTTGCAGAAAGAAGTGTTAGAAAAGTATGATGATTACAAATACAATTTTGAAGAATACGGATTAGGTTTTATAGATGCACCTTCTGTATACAATGATGCATCTAATTACTTTCACCAAGACTTAAGACTTGCATGTGGAAGTTATGGTTTTAAATCACCAGTAGAAGTTTGGACTGAAGGAACTGCAAAACAAATATGGAGTTGTTTCGGGCCTATGTGGAGAGGAATCAATGGTGTAAAAAAAGTAGAGATAGAAGGTAAAGAAGAACTTAGAGGTGGACAACTTAATGAGAAAAGTTATATCTCTGCATTCAGACTAGGAACTTATATTGCAACTCAATTCAAACCTAATGTTGCAAGAACGATTTATTCAATGACTAATGCAAAAACTGTATTAGACACTTCATGTGGTTGGGGAGATAGACTATGTGGGTTTTACACATCTAATGCATCTCACTATGTAGGATGTGACCCAAACCCAAACACCTTTGAAAGATATAAGAAACAATGTATAGAATATGAAACAATTCTTACAGGTAATACTCCTAACTTAATTGAACAGGACGATTACTTCTCATGTATTGGTTCAAAGAAAGTAGAAATACATAGATGTGGTGCAGAAGATTTACCATATCAAACTTTACCACCAATAGATTGTGCCTTTACTTCACCACCATATTTTTCTACAGAAAGATACAATGAGGGTGGAGAACATTCGGAAGACCAATCATGGGCAAAGTTCAATGAGTACGAAGGTTGGAGAGATGATTTCTATCTACCAGTATCACAAAAGTCATTTGATGCACTTAGTGATACAGGTGTAGTATTAGTTAACATACTAGACCCTAAGATACATGGAACTAGATACAGGTCGGGAGATGAACTTTGTGATATGTTAAGAAATAATTTCTTAGGTCAACTTGGTATGAGAATCATGCAAAGACCACAAGGTAAGGCAGTATTCAAAGACGAAGACGGAAACTTTGACAAAGAGGCCATGGATGAATTCATGAACAAACTTTACATGGAAAATGTTTGGTGTTTTAGTAAAGACACTTCAACAGATTTATTCGAAAGTGTAAAGGTAAGTACACTTGAGAGTTTCTTTTGAAACAATTAAATATCCATTTATCCACTCAACTTATAAATCCTATAAAAGAGTGGTGTGAAAATAATACAGACTTTGCACCAGTAGTGACTAAGTTTAATAAACAAGGACAATGGACTGCAATATCTCTCAAAGGGTATAGTAGTGACCCTAATCAAATAGGAAAGGGTGGTGTATTAGGGACAACAGGTGTAGATGAATTACAAACTACACCCTTATATGACCTACTAAATATAGGTAAGATATTAGAACATATTCCTGCAGAGACTGAAAGAGTTAGACTCATGAAGTTAAGAGCAGGGACTAAGATATCTAAACACACTGATAAAGTGGATAAGGATATTAAGAGTGGTAAGGTAGTAAGACTACACATACCCATAATTACAAATGAAGATATAACTATGAAGACATGGTTGACTGAAGGATTGGTCGACTTTAAGATGTCAGAAGGTGAATGTTGGTGGTTAGATGTTTCAAGACCACATGCAGTAGAAAACAACTCTGATATAGATAGAGTACACTTAGTTATTGATGTATATAATAATGAGAACATAGATGTATAAAGTACAAGAATCAGATTTCGATACCATTTGGGATATATTTCAAGGTGCAAAAGAGTGGTTCCCTCATGTAAGAAAATCTCATTGTAGAGTTAGAATATCTAGAAGTCAAATGATTCTAGAAGACGGTGTTATTATCACATATCATAAAAATAAATCCAATAGAAAAATAGGATTTGACACTGATGTAAAAGTAGAAGGTGGCTGTCATATTTTACACCAAATAGTAAATTCTAAAATGGGTAATGGTAGTGCAGAGGAAGTTATAAAAAGATTTTTTGACTATGTAGATACTAATGTGTATCTTACAGTTCGTGCAGATAACATTCCTGCAAATAAGTTTTATAAAAGAATTGGAATGGAAGACGTTGGATATATAAACTGGTCTAACGGTGAAATGAAAGGAAAGGTTTGGAAACATGCTGTTCGGTAGTTTATATAGAGTTGTAGAGAACCCCAATGAAGATGATGCAGGGATTGAAATCTTAGAGGGTGAATATAAAGGATTGGTATACCAATACGGAAAGGTTCAGTTTGTTGAGGGTAAGAATCATTTAAACTTTCAGAGAACAATAAGACGGGTTCCTAAAAAAGGTGGGACTGTAGAAGAACTAAATAATAACGAAGAATTAGAACAGATTATGGGTGACATATTAGTTGAACTCATAGACGAACAAAGGAAAAAAGAGAATGAACAAAGAGATACTAAAGGAACAGATAAAGAGACATGAAGGAGAAGTCCTTGAAGTTTATGCAGATTCACTAGGATATTTAACACTCGGTGTTGGACATTTAATTAAAGAGGGTGATGCAGAACATGGACAACCTGTAGGAACACCAGTCAGTCAAGAAGTAGTAGATGCATACTATGAGTCAGACTTTGACAAACACGTTGAAGAATGTATCCATGTATTTGAATCAAAAGGTGGAGAGAATTTCTATGACCTTCCCGAAGACATTCAACACGTTCTAGTCAACATGACATTCAACTTAGGTGGAAGTCGTTTTGGTAAGTTCAATAACATGTGGAAAGGTGTTGTATCTGCAGACTGGGAAAAGGTTGCAGTAGAAATGGAAGATTCAAGATGGTTTAAACAGGTTGGTAGACGTTCAGTAGAACTACAGGAACTTGTTAGAAATGTTAAATAAAGATATCCGTGCAGTAAAACTAATCGGTGGAGAAATCGTAATAGGTTTCTGTACTGAAAAAAAGTTAGGTGGTAAACTTCTCATAGAAGAAGCACAAGAGTGTTTAGTTCAAATAATTGATGGTAAGATGGAAGTAGAACTTGCACCATGGCTACCATTTGCAATGGAATATAACTTTGAAATAAGTAAGAGTTCAATCATAACGGTTTTTAAAGTAAGACCCAACTTAGAAATTAACTATAAGAAAAATACAGGTAATAAGTAATGGGAAGAGAAACACTATTAAAAGCACTAATGAGTCAATACCAAGGTGAAATGGATGTCGCAATGGCAAACATTCATGTCTATCAAAATAATCCTGCAGGTATTGGTGAACACCCCGATTTAGCAGAAGCGTTAGATACTCAAATCGAGAGATACGCAAACGCAAAAGAAAAATATGACGCAGTTGGTGACATATTAGGTATCCAAAATGACGGTAAAACTACATTGACAGAATAGTCCATTTGTAGTATACTTACTACATGGATTTTTATACTAATGTATGTCGTACCCGTGACAAGATTCTAGTCACTGGTTATCAAGGAAACAAGAAACAAAAACTATCTGTATCTTACAGACCTAAACACTTTGTGCCTTCTAAGAAAGGGGACACTGCACATAGGTCATTAGATGGTAGACCACTTGAAGTTGTTGAACTCAACTCAATGGGTGGTGCAAGAAAGTTCAGAGAGAACTATGCTGGAACTCAAGGATTTGAAATCCATGGGTATGACCGATACATCTATACTTACATTGCAGATAAGTGGCCAACAGAAGTTGAATGGGATTATACCAAAGTAAAAATTGCAACACTTGATATTGAGTGTGAATCAGAAAACGGATTCCCCGAACCTTCCCTTGCACAAGAGAAGGTCAATGCAATTACAATCAAACCATTTAGACATAATGCACATACCTTTGGTATTGGTGCATGGGATGAATGTCCTAAGAATGTTGTTTACTATGAATGTAAAGATGAGGCACACCTGTTAGAGGAGTTCATCAAACATTGGAGAAAGGCATCTTACGATATCATTACAGGTTGGAATGTAGATTCATTTGACATCACTTATCTTTGTAATCGTATTGATAGATTGTTTGGAGAAGACCAACACAAAAGATTATCCCCATGGAACATGTCTGATGTTAGAGAATACACTACACAAGGATATCAAAAGAATCAACAGTACACGTTATATGGAATCAATGTTATTGATTATATGGCAATGTACAAACAGAGAACCTTTGTCAATCAAGAATCATATTCACTAAATCATATTTCACATGTTGAATTGGGTTCTGCAAAGTTAGACTATTCAGAACATGGTTCATTACATGGATTGTATAAGAATGATTACTCTAAGTATCTTGCATATAATGTACAGGACGTTGTTCTTGTAGAAGAACTAGAAGAGAAACTTGGTCTTATGGAATTGACCATGACCATGGCTTATGATGCAAAGTGTAACTATTCTGATACTTTTGGAATGGTAAAATACTGGGAAACTATTATATACAACTTCCTTAAGAAACAGAATATTCAAACACCACCACAAAGACTTAAACAACAAACTAAAACACATTCTATTGTTGGTGCATATGTAAAGGAACCTCTCGTAGGTAAACATGATTGGGTTATGTCATTCGACTTAAACTCTCTCTATCCACATTTGATTATGCAGTTTAATATTTCTCCCGAGACTATGGTCAAGGGTGGTGCAAGAATGGATGTCAATGTTCAGTCTATGTTAGATGGTGAGTCCGACCTTTCTCCATTAAAGAAAACTAATAGAACGGTTGCACCAAATGGTGTTATGTTCAGTAGAGAGAAACAAGGATTCCTTCCCGAACTTATGGAAACATTTTATGACGAACGTAAGATGTGGAAGAAGAAGATGATTGCATATCAACAAGAGAAAGAAATTTGTAAAGAACCTAAACGAAAGAAAGAATTAGAGAGTCTTATCAAACGTGCATACAACAACCAACAGGTTAGAAAGATTGCACTTAACTCTGCATATGGGGCTCTTGCAAATCAATACTTTGCATTCTTTGACCCTAACCTTGCAGAAGGTATTACTATGTCGGGTCAGTATGTTATTAAGACTGCAGAGAAGACTATCAATAACTGGATGAACAAAGTTCTTTCAACAGAAGATGAAGACTATGTGATTGCAATGGATACTGATTCCGTCTACATCACTTTTGATAAACTAGTGTCACAAGTGTTTCCCGAAGACACCGACAAAGACAAAATTATTAACTTCCTTGACACTATCGGAAGAGACAAAGTAGAAGATGTGTTGACTAAGGGATATGACCATCTTGCAGATTACACTAATGCATTCCAACAGAAGATGGAGATGGGTAGAGAGATTATTGCAGACCGTGGAATATGGACTGCAAAGAAACGATACATTCTAAATGTTTATGATAACGAGGGTGTCAGATATGAAACTCCTAAACTCAAAATGATGGGTATTGAAACTGCAAAGTCCAGTACACCACAATGGGTCAGAGGTAGACTTACTGATGCATTCAAAGTTGTTATGAACGGAACCGAACAAGAACTATGGGATTTCGTAGAGACTGCACGAAAGGATTTTAGAAACCTTCCAGTAGAAAAGATGAGTTCACCAAGAGGTTGTAATAATCTTGAACAGTATTCAGACCCAAACCACATATACGGTAAAGGAACACCCATACACGTACGAGGTGCTTTACTTTACAATCACCAACTTAAGAAGTTAAACATAGATAAACGATACGAGAATATCAGAAGTGGAAACAAGATTCTCTTTACCTATCTCAAACTACCTAACAAGTTAAATGAGAATGTGATATCTTACTCAAATGTTTTACCAAGAGAATTAGAATTACAAAACTATATTGATTACGACAAACAATTTGATAAATCATTCATAGAACCATTGACTGTAGTTATTAGTAAGATTGGTTGGAATACCGAACCAGTTGCAAGTCTAGATTCATTCTTCTAAATACAAGTATGAAAGCATTTGTTATTACAGTTGACCACCCAAAATCTCATGAGAGTGCTGATAAATGTATAGAGTCTTGTGCAAAACAAGGTATACATGTAGAGAAGTTTAATGCAATAACTCCTAAAGATAATCCTAGAGAAATAATAAGAAACATTACAGGAAACACTAAAAGTATGATGTTTGATTTTGAACCTTTTCCCGAGAGAGTTGCGGCCTGTTTTGCTTCTCAACTTACACTATGGGATATGTGTTCAAAAGACAGTGAACCATATCTCATATTAGAACATGACGCAGTATTAGAACTACCCTTCCCACATGACTTAGAGTTTGATAGATGTATTACACTTGGTAGACCTAGTTGGGGCCCTCATTTAGATTCACCACAAACTTTATCAAAAAAATATAACGAAGGTGTTAATAAATTGAAAAGTCATTGTTTTATTGGTAATCATGCGATATTAATAAAACCCGAAGGTGCAAGAGATATTATAGAAAAAGCAGGAATAGCTCCAGTAGAACCTGCAGATACTTTTCTTTCAACTCATTACTTCACATTTTTAGAAGAATATTTTCCATGGCCTTTTGTAGTTAGAGAAACATTTTCTATGATTCAAGGAGACGCAAGTACAGAAGGTAAAGCAAATACACTTCATATAAAAAATAACATAGACTTATGGACATATGAGGTAATAGACCCCGATGAAAACATTCATAATAACGATTAAAGGACACCCCTTATCAGAAAAGGAATCTAGAGAGTGTATAGAATCTGCAAAAAGGTTTTATAAACATGATATAGAAGTCTTTGATGCAATCACACCTAAAGGTGGATATGACCACATATTAGGTGATAGACCAAATATATTTGATAAGTATCCTAGACCCGATAGAGTTGCGGCTTGTTTTGCATCACACTATCTACTATGGAAGAAGTGTATAGAGTTAGATGAACCCATTCTCATACTTGAACATGATGCAGAGTTTGTTAGTGAGTTTCCCGACATAGATTTTGATATGTGTTGCACATTTGGAGAACCAACATATTTCCAACCACAATTTATTAATTTCAATGCTCCTAAACTAGATGGATTGAATACACTTACAGATAAGAATTTTTTAGGACATCATGCATATGCAATGAAACCCGAGGCCGCAAAGATATTTGTAGATGATTGTGACACTTCAGTGTTAAGTCCAAACGATTTGTGGATGACAAAGGAACGATATCCATGGTTGCAAGAGTATAGACCTTTTCCAATTGTTGCAAAGAAGAGTGCATCTACAGTTCAAGACCAAGTATCTGAAGACATGTATGTGTATACCGACCCTAATGATTTTCATTTTGTAAATGGAACAGAAGAACAACAAAATTTTATTAAACAGTATTATTCTCGTGCATTACTTGGCCAGGATTATACATTTGACCAAGTAGAAATATAAATACTAATATGATTGAAGTCACCGATTCAGCAATACAACAACTTATCAAAAAGGATGTCAAGTTTATTAGACTTGGTGTTACTGGTGGTGGTTGTGCAGGATACGAATACTTCATAGAAGACACTTCAGCCTTTATTAACATGTCAGATAAACTTGTAGATTTTGGAAAGTTCACTGTAGTATTAGATGAAATGTCAGTTCCTTACTTAGAGGGGTCAACATTGGACTGGATTAACGAAGGACTAAATGAGTTCTTTAAGATTATAAATCCGAAGGAAGAATCCGTTTGTGGTTGTGGTATTTCAGTGCAGTTTAAAACCGTATAAATAAAACTATGTATGAATATAAAGTAAGTGTAGTTAAAGTAGTGGACGGAGATACAGTAGATGTAGATATCGACTTGGGATTTGGAATGGTTTATAAAAAACAACGTGTAAGAATGTTGGGAATTGATACGCCAGAATCTAGAACAAGAGATAAAGTTGAGAAGTTATTCGGTAAGGCTTCTAAGAAACACTTAAAACACTTATTAGAAGATGCAATGAGTATAACTCTTGTATCACATGATAAAGGAAAGTTTGGAAGAATATTGGGTGAGTTATTCACACATTATGATGAAGAACATCCTGTTTTTGAAACTAAAGTAAATGTTAATCAACAAATGATTACAGATTGTCATGCAGTTCCTTACACTGGAGAAAACAAAGACTTAGTTGAACAACAACACTTAGATAATAGAACAGTTGTTATGGAAACTGGGTATGTTACTCAAGAACAGATAGAGAAAGTATCATGATGACTTTGGATGCATTAGACTGCTTTTACATACTCTCAATAGTTTTTGGATTTACATTTATCATGTTCATGGAAGTGCAAATCAAACAAATCAAAACTATGATGGAAGAACATATTAAGTTTGACTGCATAGAAGACCACAAAAAAGATTAAAAAACCCCTTTACAAATAAGACACTCTTGTGTATACTAGATAGTATATACATTTATGAGGAGTGTTAAATATGTCATTTTTAAAAGATTTAGTAAAAGCATCAGGAAACGAATATGCAAATATAGTTTCTGATGGTGTTGCAGCTGGAGATGTAGATTCGTTTATTGATACGGGTTCACATATCTTCAATGCACTATTAAGTGGTTCACTGTATGGTGGACTTCCTTCAAACAAGATTACTGCAATTGCAGGGGAATCTGCAACAGGTAAAACCTTTTTTGCACTAGGTATGGTAAAACAATTCCTAGAAGACAACAAGGATGCCGCAGTAATCTACTTTGAATCTGAATCTGCAATATCGAAAGATATGATTGAATCAAGAGGAATAGACTCATCAAGAGTTGTTATTGTTCCTGTTGTTACAGTGCAGGAGTTCAGAAATCAAGCAATCAGTATACTGGATAAGTATGCAGAAACCCCCAAAGAAAAACGTCCACCTATGATGTTCTGTTTAGATTCACTTGGTATGTTATCAACTACCAAAGAAATCGAAGACACTGCAGAAGGTAAAGAGACCAAAGATATGACGAGGGCACAAATAACCAAAGGTGCATTCAGAGTTCTTACTCTTAAGTTAGGTCGTGTTGGAGTTCCTATGATTGTTACAAATCACACATATGATGTGATTGGTTCTATGTTCCCTCAAAAGGAAATGGGTGGAGGTAGTGGACTCAAGTACGCTGCTTCATCAATTATCTATCTTTCTAAAAGGAAAGAGAAGGAAGGAACAGAAATCGTTGGTAATATCATCCACTGTAAAAACGCAAAGTCAAGATTGACTGTTGAGAACAGAGTGGTTGATGTGAGGTTATCATACGACAAAGGGTTAGACAGGTACTATGGCTTATTAGACATGGCACTTGCATTTGGAGTATTTGAGAAATCAAGTACAAGAGTTAAACTTCCAAACGGTAAGACCGAATTTGGTAAGACAATTAACAACAACCCCGAAAAGTACTTCACACCCGAAGTGATGGAAAAATTAGAACAAGTAGCACAGGAATATTTCAAATATGGCGAGACTAGAGACAACAATACTCAAGAATCTGATTCAGAGTAATTCTTTTTCACGAAAAGTGCTTCCCTTCATTAAGGATGAGTATTTCAACGAAATAGACGAACAGACTGTATGGAAAGAGGTACACTCGTACTTTGAGAAATACAATAAATCCCCAACTGTAGAGGCACTTCTCATCAATTTAGACAACAGTACCACGTTATCTGATAGTGTGGTGACTGGGTCTAAGACAATTCTACAAAACATGGGAACATCTGATGAAACTGCTGAAGAGTGGTTAGTAGATGAGACAGAGAAATGGTGTAAGGATAGAGCAATCTATATTGCAGTCATGGATTCTATCGAAGTACTAGATGAAAAGTCTAAAAGGTCTAAAGGTGAGATACCCGAATTATTGAAGGATGCACTCTCCGTGTCTTTTGACACTAATATTGGTCATGACCAACTTGAAGATTCAGACGCAAGGTTTGAGTTCTATCATACGGAAGAAGAGAAGATTCCGTTTGACTTAGAATACTTCAACAAGATTACTAAAGGTGGTTTACCTAACAAGACTCTAAACATTTGTCTTGCAGGAACTGGTGTTGGTAAGTCACTGTTCATGTGTCATATGGCTGGTGCAGGACTTATGATGAATAAGAATGTTCTTTACATCACTATGGAAATGTCAGAGGAAAGGATTGCAGAAAGGATAGATGCGAACACATTGAATGTTCCTATGAAGGATTTACCCGACTTATCTAAGAAACTCTTTGACAAGAAGATTGATAAAATTGCAGAGAAGACTAAAGGTAAACTTATAATCAAAGAATACCCTACTGCATCTGCACATGTCGGTCACTTCAGACACTTACTACAAGAACTTGAATTGAAGAAAGACTTCAAACCCGATATGATATTCATTGACTATCTAAACATATGTGCAAGTGCAAGAGTCAAGCCAGGCAGTGGTGCAAACTCATATACTCTTATTAAGAGTATTGCAGAAGAACTTAGAGGACTTGCAGTGGAGTTTGATGTACCAATTATGAGTGCAACACAAACAACAAGAAGTGGTTATGGTTCAACAGATGTAGAACTTACAGATACTTCAGAGTCATTCGGACTACCTGCAACTGCAGACTTTATGTTTGCATTGATATCTTCAGAAGAACTAGAAGAGTTAGACCAAATGGTAGTGAAACAGTTAAAGAATAGATACAATGACCCAACCGTATTCAAAAGGTTTGTCATAGGTGTCGACAGAAGTCGTATGAAACTGTATGATTGTGAACAAGAAGCACAAGAAGAGTTGTATGAAAACACTGGTATTGATGATTCAATCCCTGTACATGACCGTGGAGGCAACACTAAATATAACGACTTCAAAATATAATGAATAAGAAGACTTTACAACCTATCGAAGTGATTAATAAGATTCAAGAAAAAATAGAGCTCAAAAAGAAACTTAGAGATAACAAGGAAGATAAGAAAGTCAAAAAAGAATTAGTCAAGATTGATAAACAGTTAAAGAATAGTACACTCTCTAAAATATGAAAGTTTTACTATTAGGCACTGGTCGTTGTGGAACTTCTAGACTTATTATGGGATTGGGTGAACACTATAACATTCCATTCACTTCCGAACCATTCAACTGGGATTATCAAAAATCAGCAAGACAAACAGAAGAATATACTGTACCCGATAATCACGCAATAAAATGTCTACCATGTTATCAACAATACATAGACCCCCAGTTAAAAACACTTACACACGAGGAAGATGCAAGAGAAAGAGCCCTTTGGTTTATGGAGTTTAGTTTACAGTTTGATAAAGTATTATTAATGACTAGAAGAGATTTATCACAAAGATTATTATCGGTTCTACATGCACACAAACATGGAACATGGTGGGAGAAGTACAACTTTAACCCTGTAGTCCTCACTGAAAAAGATAAACCAATTATAGACGATTTTTTCTATACAGAAAAGGTTATCAATTCTATATCACAACAACTTGCAATACCCATAACATACATGGAAGATTTATACACAAGTGATAAAGAACAATCAAAAGAAACATGGTTATCCTTTACACAAGATTTTGAATATAAGGGAGATGATTTCGATTCAGTGTATGAAAAATTATTCTCACCAACACTTAAACAAAGAACGTAAACTTATAAATAAACATATAATACGGAGAAATTATGCCTTACACAACAGACCAAATCGCAACTCAACAAGATGTTGTTGATTCATTAAAAGAAGATATTAACTGGGTTAAAGATGTATCCTACAATTTTATAGGTAAAGGAACATATAACCATATTTGGAATGGAACAAGAACTTCATTTTGGGCAGATTGGAGAACTAACAATCCAAATGCAACATGGAGTGGTTTGACATACGATTCTGAAACTAATTCAATGACTGGAACTCTCAATGAATCATATGACGATAGTGGAACAACTATGTATCCTGATGTAAACTACACTTGGTGGCAGTGGGAAATGATTGGTTCAGAGGGTTATGAAAACGGTGATTGGACTTCATGGATTTCGACAAAAGAGTCTACTCTTGCAACAGAGGAATCGACACTTACAACCATGAAGGCTGACCCTGCATAAACAGGGTATTAAAATTACCTAAATAGTAGACAGGAACAGATTTTTCTGTTATAATACTACTATGGGCGCAAAGAATTTACATTTAGAACACTTAGAAGACGAGATTATCAATCAAGGGATTGATGGTGGTCGTGGGGCAATAAACTTCTTACAGGGTCTTAGAGACATGATGAAGGGTAATTCAAGTTCTTCTGTAAACATGACTGTAAAGTGGGACGGAGCTCCTGCAATCTTTTGTGGTCAACACCCCGAAACTAATCAATTCTTTGTTGCAAAGAAATCACTCTTTAATAAAGAACCCAAGTTCTACACAACTGAACAGGAAATCAAAGACGATTCAAGTCTTTCAGGTCAATTACAGGAAAAGTTCTTAACTTCATTTCAGTGTTTATCTAAACTATCTTGGAATACAATCATGCAAGGTGATTTAATGTATACTGATGATAAAACAAATAAAACTATAGATGGTAAAGAGTACATAACTTTCCAACCAAACACTATTTTATATGCTGTAGATAAAGATTCTGAATTAGGTAAGACAATCGATAGTTCTAAAATGGGTATTGTGTTTCATACTACTTACACTGGTGGAACAATAGAAGATTTGTCTGCAAGTTTTGGTGCAAAGATATCCAATCTTGGAAGTAGTAAAGATGTTTGGATGGATGATGCATCTTATAAAGACGTATCGGGTAATTCTACACTTACTGCAAAAGAAACACTTACACTTACACAAGAATTATCTCTAGTCGGTAAAGCATTTCATGGAATCAAAAAATCAGACTTAGTTAAGTTTCAAAAAATACAGGAAACTATCGCAACGAAAGGTGCAGGTGCAACTTACAAAACATATTGTAATACACTTATAAGAGGCGGCTCATACAAACCAACATACAATGGATACATGAAACATTTTGAAAATTACTGGAGAGATAAGGTAGTTGCAAAAGTTAAAATGGAAAAAACTAAACAAATTAAAACAGAGATTGGAGAACAACTTTACAACGAACTTCGTAGTTTAAATAAGTTCATTACCAATCTTACTAAGTTTATGGAACACTTAGTAATTGCAAAACAGTTAATTATTGAAGGACTAAATAGAGTAAAGAGTATAGGAACCTTTAAGAAAACATCAACAGGATTTGAAGTTGTAAATCCCGAGGGATATGTTGCAATTGATAAATCAGGAAGTGCAGTCAAACTTGTAGATAGAATGGAATTCGCATTTAATAACTTCACAGCACAAAAGAATTGGGACAAGTAATGAAAAAGACATTCGGTAAATTTCTAACAGAGGCAAAAGACAAGGGTGCAGTGTTTACCTTTGGTCGTTTCAATCCACCTACAACAGGCCATGGAAAGTTAGTAGATAAACTCAAAAAAGAAGCAAAAGGATATGAAGTTCTTTTATTCTCTTCTCATTCAAATGATAAGTTAAAGAATCCCCTTTCACATAAAGATAAAATAAAATACTTAAGAAAGTTCTTTGGTCGTATTGTGGTAGACGCAGACGCAAGAACTGTATTTGATATTGCAAACGAATTACAAACCAACGGGTATAATAAAGTAAGAATGGTTGTAGGTTCAGACCGAGTAAAAGAGTTTGAGATACTATTAAACAAATACAATGGAGTCAAAGCACGACATGGATACTATAAGTTTGAAAGTATAGAAGTAGTATCAGCAGGGGAGAGAGACCCCGATGCAGATGATGTCAGTGGAATGTCTGCAAGTAAGATGAGAGCATATGCAGAACAAGGAGACTATGAGAACTTCAAACTAGGAGTCCCTAGTAGAAACAATAAAGATAAAGAACAATTATACAAAGACATTCGTAAAGGAATGGGTATTGCAGAAGGTACACTACCCACATACATGTATGAAGATTTGATTACAGAAGGTGTGTATGACCCAGGCACATTCAAAGCAGTTTTCTTTTCAGGTGGGCCAGGCAGTGGTAAGTCAACAGTAGTTGATGCACTTTCACTAAAGTCACTTGGTCTTAAACTAGTCAATACAGATAAAGCATTTGAACTTGGTCTAAAGAAAGCAGGAATGACACTTGACCTTAGAGGTGCAGACTTTGATAGAGTAGACCCAATCCGTGCAAATGCAAAAAGGGTTACTGGAAAGGGTATGGATATGTATATGGATGGTAGACTTGGATTGATATTTGACACTACCAGTGCAAACTTAGGTAAAATTAAACAATACAAACAAATGTTAGATGGTATTGGATACGAATGTAAGATGATACATGTCAGTACATCACTTGCAAATGCACAAAAACGAAATGCAGAGAGACCAAGAAAATTACCACAAGAGATAGTTGCGAAAGATTGGGATAATTCAACTCGAAACATGATAGCATTACAGAAAATATTCAAAGGTGACTTTTATCATGTATCAAATGATGATGATTTAAAATCACTACAAACTAAAGCAAACAAACTCTATTCAAAACTCATGACATGGACTACTTCATTCCCAAGTAATAAACTTGCATTGAAGTGGAGAGAAACAGAACTACAGTCTAAAAAGACATAAATAGTATTATGGATATGTTAAACACATTACTAGAAAAAAAGAAAGTCGCACAAGATAAAGATATCAAAGACCGTGACGGTACTCAACCTAAGAAGTATTTTGCAAAGGATGCTGACGGTGATGATATGGCAAAATCTACAAAGGACGCACGTGCAAGACACTTTGAAAAGGGTAGAAAGTCTGCAGATGATGATGATTCTGCATATGAACCTGCACCAGGCGATAAGTCTGCAAAAACTAAACCTTCACAACACACTAAGAAGTATAAGAAGATGTTTGGAGAAGGTAAACAGGTTGCACCCTATAGAGATATTTTAGATATTATCTTAAAGCAGATTAAGAAGAAAATTGAAAAGGAATTTAGTAAGAATCAAGAAAAAGGTGTTGCAATCATTAATACATTGGGTGCAATGGTTGGACATAAAGTTTCTGATAAGGGACAAGATAAAAACAAACTATTCTTAAAGTTTGGTGATAACATACAAGAAGACTCGGCTGTCGATGCTGCTCAACTAAAGGCAAAACATGCTGAACAGATGGAAAGACTTAAGGCAAACCATGAACAGGAATTAGAAGCACTTAAAGATAGACACGAAAGAGAGACTTCTAGAATAGACCAACAGAAAGATAAAGAGACTGCAGACAAACAAATTCAATCTAAAAGAGACGCAGATAGAAAATCTGCAGAAAAGAAAAAAGAATCTCAACAAGAAGAGAGAGATTATAAAAAAGAGTATGCAGACTACCATTCAAAACCTGAACAAGTTAAAAGAAGAACAAAAAGAAATGAGGCACGAAGAAGTCTAAAAGATAGAAAGGATATTAAAGGAAAAGATGTTCACCATAAGGATAACAATCCTATGAATAATGATAAATCCAATCTATCAATCGTATCACAAAAATATAATAGGTCTGAACCAAGACTTAGAAAATTAAAAGAGAAGGGGTTATTACCAAATGGCGGGAAATAAACACGACAACGGTGTACACGAACAAGGTACAGACGAAACAAGAATGGCATACCAAGAAGATACGCCTGGTCAATCAGTACAGCAGTATATCGAAGATAGAAATAAGGCATATCATGAAGAGGCCGTAGAAAAGAAAAAGAAGCACTTCAGTCAAGTGTTTCAAAATCCTCTAAAAGGATTCCCCTACAATGAAGAGATTGAA